AAAACGCATAAAATGCGGGGATTCACTGGCTGCACGCTCAATCTGGCAGGTGCCTCTCACTTTGGGCGTGGAGCCACGGATGGACTTTGGCCAGACCGAGCCTTCAATACGCTTGTCACCCAGGAACGTCGGAGAGCCTTCCTGTTCAATATCCTCATCAAAGGCAGCAAGTTCATCATAACCCGCCACATCAACCGACTTTTCACGGTAGTTTTTTGCCGCTTTACCGCCCAGGCACCAGAAGCCACGACCATTGGTGAAACGCTTCATAGTGAGCGTGTTATCCCGGTGCTTTTTGCCATACCACGGGGCCAGAGACAGCAGCGACGGAATATCGCGGATGGTAGGCTCGACGTGGGTTTTCATAAAGTTCTCGGCATCACCATCCGTCGGCAACCAGATAAGGGTGTTACGCTGCTTATGCTCTATGAAGTAGGCATAAACACCCAGCAGCATTTTTGAATAACCAACACGGGCAGACTTCACCACATTCACCTCGCGGATGTAGTCGCTGCCCATCGCATTCATGATAGCCCGCTGAAAGGGTAGTGTTTCCCAGCGCCCTTCCTGGTATGCGGATTCTTTCGGGAGATAGTAACTGGCATCCGCCCATTCAACGGCAGTCTGTGGCTCCGGCCTGAACAGGGCTCGCAGCCCGGCGCGTACATCACGCCGCAGAATATCAATCTGACTGTTCGATATATTCACTCAGCAACCCCGGTATCAGTTCATCCAGCGCGGCTGCTTTGTTCATGGCTTTGATAATATCCCGTTTCAGGAAATCAACATGTCGGTTTTCCAGTTCCGGAAAACGCCGCTGTACTGAGAGAGGGATCCCGTCAAGAATACTGGCAATTTCACCTGCGATCCGTGACAGCACGAAAGTACAGAATGCGGTTTCCACCACTTCTGCGGAGTCTCTGGCATTCTTCAGCTCCTGGGCGTCAGCCTGCGCACGCGTAAGTCGATGGCGTTCGTACTCAATAGTCCCAGGCTGGAGATCTGCCTCGCTGGCAGCCCTGTAATCCTCAACCTCTTTACGGAGTTTTTCATTTTCGATATCAGCTTCCCTCTGCGCATACCACTGAATTGCCGTGGCGGTATCAAATACAGATTCAACGCCCTTACCACCTCCGGAGACGCAAGGGAGCCCCTGAGACTGCCAGCGTTCAATCGTTCGCGGATCCACGTTGAAAATTTCGGCAAGTTTCTTTTTATTAACCTTCATGAAACAGTCTCACAACAAATACAGGGTCCGACATGAAAGTGCCCGAAAATGACTTTTTCAGGCGTTTTCATGTCGGACCTTTACGGATTCGATATTAGAAAAAACAAATAGTTATGTTCGAGAAGTACCGACATGATTTTCCCCGGAAAATTTTCATAAATAGCGAAAACCCGCGAGGTCGCCGCCCCGTAACCGGTCGGATCGCCGGAAAGGACCCGCAAAATGATAATAATTATCATCTACATGTCACAACGTGCATCTACGCCATCAAACCACGTCAAATAATCAATTATGACGCAGGTATCGTATTAATTGATCTGCATCAAATTAACGTAAAAGCAACTTCAGATAATACAAATCAGCAACACTGAATATGGGGCAACATTATGTCATCAAAGAACAGAACCCGCAGAACAACAACCCGCAACATCCGATTTCCAAACCAGATGATTGAACAAATTAACATCGCTCTTGATCTGAAAGGTTCAGGAAATTTTTCAGCGTGGGTTATTGAAGCCTGCAGAAGAAGATTAATTAATGAAAAATATTCTCAATTTGTACCCAACAAAGACAAACACGACCAGAGAACCTGTTCAGACAGGTTTACTTAAACGACTTATATATGACACAAAAAGCGACCACTAAAGTCGCTTTTTCTTATGGTAACAGGCAATAACGCTCTCAGATATTTTTTAGCATTTTTTTGACCGCGCGTTTCCGGACGTATTCTGTTCTCCTGTCCCTTTATATCGTCGGAATACCCGCCGCTCTTCAAATCCCATTCCCAACTCAGAATGTAGTCTGTTGACCGCTTGTTTTATTTCGGTCAGGTTCACCGGTGAAACCGGAGTCCGGCGCGCCTTACGCAAACACTCTGCTCGTTTCTGTGCCGCCACTTTTCTTTTCTGGTCATCACTTAGCTGTACCATCACTTTTGCCCATCGTTCAGCTGCTCTCCGGTACAGTCCTTTTTTCTCCAGACATTCTGCCAGGTGATCATGTAGCATAAGTGACCTCCGATTATCTACAGACTGCCATCCTGAATTTACCTTCCTTTAATGAAATAACAATAAAAAATAAATCACAGAAAAACAACAAAACAACACACAAAAAAACCAAATAATAAACCCAAATAATCACCTTATTTTATTATTTTTTGAGAGAGCTATTACTGAACAAAAAACGCTGACTATATACTCAAAACCAAACAACTATTCTGCCAATCAGGTATAATGGCAACACAAGGAATTACCGTGTTTTTGCCTTCTCTGCCCATACAATACGGACATATACTTCATACTCTATTGTAATATTTCCATCCATGCGCCCCACTTCATTTATCTGTAAATAATATTCAAAATATTTATCACAGAAATCGTTTTTGGCCATGAACTGAGCACACTATAAAGTCCGGAACTGACTCTTTGTTAAATTACCTTAACGTTACCAGTAACACCTTCATAACAAAACATCACGGTATACACTGGGTACGGATATATTCCTGTGCTCCTTCCAGTTGCTTCTGCATTGCCATCAGCCGTTCTCTGAGGATGAAATAATCCCGTTCAGCGGCTTCTGCCAGTCGGGGACCGGTTGCATTATCCACGCCGGAGGTGATGGGGGCTTTACGCAAGGAGCCTGGACAGTTGGCGTTGATGCGCAGGCGCTTACGACCAGCGGCAACATCAGCACGCAGAGTTTCATTTTCAGCTCTCGCATCGGCTAATTCCCTCGAGTATCTGGCATCAAGTGCAGCGACATCACGCTGGCGTACCTGCATATCAGTAATTGTCACGTTCGCCAGCTTCAGCTCACTGGCTTTTTTATCGCGTTGCGCTTTGTAGGTAATGGCGTTATCGCGGTAATGATTCAGCCCCAGACTAAGCACACCACAGGCTACCAGCAGGACAATAATCACCACACACAGAACACGGTTCATATCCCCCTCACCCCACCAGCCATGACAAAGTTAAGACGCGCCAGGCAGTGGAAAAGCAAATAGCAACCAGCATTAGTGAAAATGAAATGCCGACGATTACACAGAGGATCTTCGCCAGCGTTATGAGCTTGTCTGACATGCTTAATCCTCTTCACGATTTCAACGCAATGACCAGTTTTGCCAGCCCATACAGCATCGGAGACACAGCAATACCGACCGCCACCCACTTAATAGCAAAAGCCAGCGCTCTGCTGACGTCATCAGTTACAGGCGCTTTCAGTTCAAGGCCGTTTTTCATAGTCAATCTCAACAGAATTCGTTTATACTTTCCCATGTTCTCCCTTGCCTTACTCAAGGTCAGAAACACAAAACCCCGTTTGCGGCCAACAAACGGGGTTTTACTTTTATTCACTTAGTTTTTGCCAGTTCGCAGGATTTCGTGTTATCCGCCAGTGTGAGCAAACCGCATTTTTCAGCAAAATATTCTGCTTATCTGTCAATTCCCCAGCACGCCAGCGCGCTCTCCTGGTCACGCCGTGAAACCTGACCGTAGCAGTTGTTTGAGCGAATACGGCAGTCTCTGCCACCGTCCTTAATCCACCAGCGAATCGCCTCACACGCTCCCCTGCGATCACCTGCATTAATTCGTCTGTAAAACGTCGACGGGAAACACTTACCGGGACCAATGTTGTACGGACAGAATGACGCGATCCCCGCTTTCTGGGGTTCGGTCAGCGGTACTTTAATATTGCGCTCCACCCACTCCAGCGCCTTATCACGTTCAATGGCGTTAACCTGGTCGCATTTTTCCTTCGACAACTTCATGCCCGGAACGACAGGTTTACCATCCACCAGGATGGCACCGCGGCAGATGGTCCAGATACCCGCACCATCACGGTATGCCGTGGTGTGGTTACCTTCTTTTTCGTCAAGAAACTGGTCGAGGATTTCAGGCGCAGACGCCCCTGCACCAATCAGCGCCAGAACGGCAGCCGACAGGCCGTATCTGATTTTTGCGTTCATGGATATTTATCAGGGTTTATCGATTTCAAATCCCTGGATATGTTAAGTCTTCAGGCCAGCGGTGGAGTCTTCAGAGAACCCGTAATTATTCCCGGTAGTTTTCCTCTGTAGGTTATCAACACATCCTGCGCCTCTAAAATTACGGGGCGCTTTTCCGGCAACGGACCATCCCCTTCACATAACCCGGCAGCAACATCCATGAAAAACTGCTTCGCCTGCTTTTTCGCCTCAGCTTCGTAAAACTCCAGCGTGGCACCTTCAGTACGGTCAAGACTAATCGCCACATCTGGCAACAACAGTGACGGATACCCACCAATTTCCAGTGCCACAGTAACAGTAATCTTATCCGGGTAATTATTTATCCCTTTAACAACCAGTTCGTATTTTTTCTTCATCACTTTACTCTCCCCGCGCCGCCTTACGCCGGTCTTCTTTAATCTTGAAATACAGGTTCGTCAGATATGTCAGCAGCCCAAACAGCAGACTCCCCAGCACGCCTATCGCCACCCACTGGGACGGAGAGACTTTGTCCAGCAGCTGCAGTAACCAGTATCCCGTCCCCACCGCTGACGTGGTGTATGACACACCCGTTGTGATTTTTTCCATCTGGTACATACCCCGTCTCCCGTTATCCGGAAGCTGACAACAATAAAAAAGCCACCAGTTAACTACTGATGGCTCTGATAACTCATGCAGGCGTCTCAGACGACCCACTGACACTACCGGTGAGTTTAACGATACCTTCCATTTGACTGGCTCACTTTTTATGATGATGCCGGTGCATTTATCTCCAGCACCAGACTTTCTATCTCAACGCCATACGCTGCATTTTTTGTAACATCCGTCAGCGTCAGCGCATTCAGTCCCAGTGTCAGACTGTCTTTTATAACCTGGAATGCCGGGCCAGCCACTCCATTCAGTTTCGGAGTAACCGTGGCACTGCCGGCGGTGAACACCAGCTCCAGCGTCTGCCAGTCGTTACCGTAATCGCCGAACTC